ACACCACAGGCGTTCTCCCACGGCATGGTTTTTTCCTCGTATTTCAGGCCAATATCCTCTAAGCCCTTGACATACGTGTCCGCCCACTCTTTACGGGAGTTAACATCGGAATCAACTGAACTAACAAGATCGTTAGCCAGCTTAGTAAGTGCTTGGTCGTCGAGGTACTCGGCAAGGTTGGCGTCAAACGGCGCGTCGTCTAAGCCCTCTATCTCTTCTCTTAAAGTAATCTCAACACTGCCGTCTTCCAACGTGTTTATTTCAGGCGCGTCAATTTCTAGCTCAAGGACATCTTCAATACTTACTTCGCCTAAATTGCCTAGAGTACCTTCCCCTTCGGGCATTTCGTATAAGCTGCGTTCAATCGCCATCGTTAATCACCTTTCATTACGCCCCATTTGTTTAACGGGCAACGCGCATTTTTTAGAAATACTTTGGCTGGCATTAGACAACCACATTGCTTGCATGTATTCAAAACAGGTCTTAGCTGTGGGCAATCCCTACAGATGCTCAACCGCTCCATTGCTTCAACCTTCACCTCCGGGGTAAAAAGCCGCAGGTTTTTTTGTATCCAACTTTTGGACTTCTCATCCAGCATTAGTAGTAGCCACCAGTTTTATGCTTAAAGTATCTTTGCTCTTCTGCTTCGTCCGAAGGTAAACGAATAAAGCCACCTTTGCGAAACCGCATTAGCGCCATAGAGGTAGAGTCCACGTAGTCATCGTGCTCCCCTGCTGGGAAACTGGCTACTTCTTCCATAACCTCTTCCGCCCAATGCCTGTTGGGAATCCACACCATACCAGAAGCAAACAAGTCAGACACCGCATTAAGCCGTGTAATTTTGTCATTACCCTTTGTCGGAGTAAACTCCTGCACCGGTATTCCCATCGCCCGCATCTCGTATATCAGCGGTGCTCCCGATGCTTTCTTCTCCACTATTAACGAATCAGGTTGCCACTCATCATACTGCTCTATCGCTACCTTCTTCAGCTTCGGGAACTCCATCCGTTCCCTAAACGCATTCAACAGTATAATGTTGGCCTGCGAGTTACCTGCATCGTCGTCATGGTAGAACACGCCCCACGTTGTGCATGCGGAGTAGTCAGCTCTGTTACTTTTTTCAAACGCCGTGTCCCATGACATCAAAATATAGTCACACGGTGGCGGCTCTTCCTCTTCCCAAATCTTCCACCACTCTCGCTTAACAATGGCCGAGGTTTCTGACGTGGGATTCTGCTGGTACTGCGCCATCCACTTGTTGTTTGGCAGTTCCTGTTGCAGTGCCGTTAGTTCTTCTTTCCCCCAAAACTCCGGCCACAGTGGGTTACCAGAAGGCAGGATCGCAGGAAACTCAATAACTTCCCACTCATCACCGCCTCGTTGGGCCGAGGCCTTTAACACCTTAGCAGTCAGATCACGTAGTGACCACCGCGTCATTACAATAACTATAGCCCCACCCGGCTGTAGTCTCTGCCGTGGACCTGACGTATACCACTCGTAAGTCTTGTCGTATATCTCTGGGCTAGTTTCCGCCAGAGCTGCCTCTTGTTCTGAGTGTGGGTCGTCAATAATGAGCAGGTCTGCACCTTTACCCGTTACCGCACCACCTACACCAATAGCGAAGTAGTCCCCGCCCTTACTGGTGTTCCACCGCCCCGCTGCCTTTGAGTCACTTTGCAGATGCAACTCTGGGAATATTTCTCTGTATTGCTCTTGGTCCACAAGGTTACGCACCTTACGACCAAAACCTACCGCCAGCTCAGCAGTGTGGGAGGTCTGAATTACTTTTTTATGTGGGAATTTACCCAGAAACCATGCAGGCAATAAGTAAGAAGCAAACTCAGACTTAGTGTGGCGAGGAGGCATATTAATAATAAGCCTCTTGCAAGTACCATTAGCCACTCGTTCGAACGCCTCAGCCATCTTGCCATGATGTCCCCCACTGATAAACACAGGCCACATTTGCGTAACAAAATCTATAAACTTTGTCTGCGCTCTTTTCTGCTTCTTTAAACGCTTTAGGTGCTCAAGCTCTGCTAATAGCTTCTCTTGCTCGGCTGTGGAGAGCATGGGCAATATAGCGGGTATGTCGCTAAGGGATATGTCCTCAAAGGGGGATGTCATCATCCTCTTCCTCTGTAGGCGTTATTACACCCAGCGCCGCGTCCAAAGTACGCATTTCTTTCGTATCTTCTAGCACACCTAACTTTTCGTTGAGTGCAACTTCTAGTGGTAGCACATCCACTACGTGAGCATTAAGGAGGCTCTTCACCCTATTTTTTATGGCCCGCTCTAATTCTTCCGGGTTCTTGTAATTGACCGTTATCTCACTACGTTCCGTAAATATCCCTATGTCGCTGTGTTTGCCTAGCAACTCCAATGCTTTTAGCTCATACCGGGGGTCACCACAGTTGGCTATCTCCATTAGCTTGTGTGTAATAGCAGCTCGTGCTTGTGCCGCATCCATAGCCAGTTGCTGACCATACGTGCGTAGGAAAGATGCCGCTGCAAAAGCCGTGGTGTGGTTAGTCAAATTGGAAGGTTTGGTACGTTCTGCTACCGCACGCAGTAGTTCTTTCTCTCTTTCCGCGTCCCGCTCCGTAACATCAAGTGGGGCACCCAATGCTTCTTGGAGTTCGGCGGTGTTTCCCGCTACCGCTATTTCTTCGCGCAGGTTTGCTGTCTTATCAGAAGTAAGATCATAGGGTATGGGGTGTTCTTTAGTGGGTTCTAGCTGTACTACAGACATGTCGCAGGTATCCAATACCGGTTTTGCGAAGTGTAAGGGATTAGCACAGTGGGCGCAAGGCTAAGAATTGCAGGTGCAATAAAAATGGTAGCTACCATTTAACAAGTAGTAACCACCACTTTGCATTCTGTAATAATACCAACTGGAATTCCAACTGGAATAGGAGGTTTGAGTCCCTTGACGGGGGGTGTTCCACGTGGAACGGGGGTGGGTCGCTACTAGCAACGACCCGATAAAATAGGGGGTGGGGGTCTAAAAATAGAATAAATAGAATAAATAGAATAAATAGGGGGTGGGGGTCTAAAAATAGAATAAATAGAATAAATAGAATAAATAGGGGGTGGGGGTAAGTTATTGATTTAATTGGGGTTTAATATAGAAACTGTGAAAATTTGGTATCTCTCGTGCAGATTAGTAAGTAGAGGGGGGGCATGGGAAAATTTCACAGCTTGGGGGGTGGGGGGTAGGTGGGGTGCTGCCTACAGACCTGTTTTATTCCAAGGGCCGGCTGCCGTTTTCGTGGCGCAAAAAAAAGGCCTCGTATTACTGAGGCCTCTCTCTTATTTTCCGGTCTAGCTAATTAGCTGGCTACCGGAATCTCTACCTTCGCGTCATTCAATCCTTTGGTTATGCCCACCAACATCGCCTCGATCTTGGTGCGCTCCACGTGGGCCTTAATGATCGGGTCCTGCTGTGCGCTAGTGAGATACTTGTGAAGCGCTAGCAATTCCTCAGACACGCGCTTGTAGGTGTCGCGCTTGTCCTTGTCCTTGACCACTGCCGCCTTATTCTCGCGCAATAGTTTTCCCTGTGCCTTCAGCTGCTTAATCAAGGCCGCTGGGTTGCTATGGTTGCGTGCCCTAGCAGTAGAAGTTACCTCTGCTCTGATTGGCTCGAAAGCTTTAGCCATGGCCGTTGTATCAGTGCTAACAGTGTCATACCAGTGGGCACTTCCCTCTACTGCAGGCAGTTGAGCATTAACGCTAGCAGCCAACATCCGCGTCATACCTCTGGGCGCTACTTCCGCGTTGCATATTGCTGTTGTCATAGCAGACACAGACAGTTGCACGTCCTTACCATCTTCACCTTTATAGGTCATCTTCCCAACTAGGGTTTCCTGATCTAGTTTATCGAACGTGCTCATGTCATCCAGCGTGAATGAAGGTACTGTTACTGGTGCTGCTACTTGGTTTTCAGTTGTCATAATTTAATACCTTTTGTTTTCAGTGCCTAGTCAAGGCGTGAGTGTTGCTGACTAGGTACCAGAATCGCATTTTCAGCCTGTTTTCCCTTTTTATTCGTAAGCCAATAAACATTCTTTTTGCCGAGGTATAACATTGTTATGCCTCGTCAGCTAATCACCTTCGGTGATAGTAATCAGAGCAGCGGATGCACACACCCCAGTAAACACGTGGCCCCCAGCTGGTTGGGTTTGAGCAGGCATAACAATGTTATGCCTCGTCAGCTATCTCCCCCGGTGATAGTAAGCAGAGCAGTGGATGCACAGCTTACCTTTTGTAGTACATCGTTATGCCTTTTTCGTAATGATATGTTTAGCTTTGGCCTGCAAGTTGTTGTTATGGTTACACAAAGTCGCTCTGTTATAATGTTATGCGACATATAGTAGTCAAGAGGACAGTAGCTAAGGCGGGCCTAGCGATAAGCATAAAAGATAAAATGCTCTTTTATTCTATACATACTTCAACTTCTTTTTATTTATTACTTTACATAACATTACCCCCTTTTACCCCCAACACCCCTTGTCCCACGTGGCCTGCACACCTGTAGTACACTGTACATCGACCTGTAACATTACCCCCTATTGTTATACCCCGGAGGAACCTGACCGACCTCCGTCGAGTTGTTTGGTGTCGAGCAATAAATGTAGTACAATGTGTAATAATAAAGTTATGTATGGAGCAGGGACATTTGGCCAAGGCATAACATTGTTATACGTCATCAACCTTAAACTGGAGAACTACATGATTAGAATTGTACTTAATAAGGATACTAGGATAGCCAAAGTGCTTAGGACAATATGGCCGCGCATTAGCCACGGTGTGCTAGGCAACTGGCAAATGGAAAACGCAAAGGTTCAACAAGACGTTGACACCTACCTCATGTTTATAGGCTTTAGGTACTAGGAGAACAGTATGACATTGAATATACAAACCAATAACCAAGAACGCCCAGTAATAGACTGGCATGACCTAACACCCAAGCAGCAGAGCGAGTTCGACTACGCCAGTGCTGAGGAATCGCAGTTTGTTATCTACAAGAACTGGCCTTATGACGTAGCTGAGTTCATGGCAGTACGACACAACGACGAACTAAGCGCATGGGATGGGTACAGCAGTGATTCATTCTTCTCAGGTGTGCTAATCAAATTCATCTCTGATTGCGACACCGTAATCATGGGCAGGTACACAAGCTAGTCAATCCACCAACAGCGGCAACATGCCGCAGGAGAACGAAAATGGAAAAATTTATGTACACGATATGTGACGACGAAGGCTATACGTTGCTAGAAATACTGAGCGCCCCAACCACGAGAGGTGAGCAGGTTTACTTTGATGATCACGTCCGTCCACTGCTACCGGCTATCGCCCTATCCCATAACAGGGATGCTTTCTGGGATCGTACAGGGCAGTACGCGGGAGAAGAAATATGACCTTACACGAGATCAAGCACATGCAAGCAGCACGTAGGCAATCAATCAAAACACCGCGTGACGCACTCAGGAAAATGCACAACACCCATGACCCGCACGAGATGCACACATGGGCAGACAATAAGCCTTGGTGGCTGCTACCACTGCAAGTACTGGGTGCGGTCGCTATGGGTACTGGGCTAACACTATGCCTTTACTACGCAACAATAATTTTATTCTTACTTTAGGAGCAAGACGATGAATACACATGAGGAACTAATGCAACTACGCAACCTGCGTATGCGCAAACTAGGAGAACGACCAATGAGCATAAAAGAGCTAGAAGACCTACTGGAAGCAACGCGGCAGAGGATTGCCGACCAAGGATACATAGTAGATGACCGTCTACTGAGTAAGGAGCGGATGCTAGAGCAGGCAGTTATCGACGCACACCTAGATGCATGCGATGAGGAGCAAGCCTGATATGACCCTACTCAGGAAGTCCAACGATGCCCCAATCAAGCCGGGTGATATTGTATTCACCCGCAAGGGTGTGAGGTGTCGCGTTAAGCAGCTAGACCCGTTGCTGTGTGTATCGAAAGACAATCGGGTTGTGCGTGGTTCACTCCACGAGTTCGGGTGCTACATAAAAGGACAAAGCCCGCACAACTCAGTCACACCATTCAAACTCAGATCTTTCTGGGAGGACTAGCAGGAGCAGTACTTACATAAACCTTTAACCATCAACGCATAACAATGTTATGCATCGGAGAACGTAAAAATGCAACAACAAGATAATGCAGCAACACCAATCACCACAACTCTAGCTGGGGCAGCTGCACTGATCAAAGCAACCCCGAAAGTAAGGTACATGATTCGCAGTGAGCCGGGAGTAGGCAAGACTTCAATCCTGTATGAGCTAATCAGAGCAACAGGAATGAACGGTACACGTGTGGACTGTGCCAACTTGGACATAGGCGATACGGGTATGCCCATCATAGACCACGAGACTATGACCACGCGCTACTACCCCAACGAGGTATTCATGTTGCACATGCGGAAGCCAGTCATCGTGTGTCTGGATGAGTACACCAAAGGATCGGAGCCAGTGCGAAACATGCTGCACCCAATGCTCGAGTGCAATGACCCACAGTTTGCCAACCTTGCTATTGCAGATGGTAGTCTAATCTTCCTCACTGGTAACTTAGTTACTGATGGTGTCGGTGATGAGCTTGGTGCTCATACGCTGCAACGCATAGTGGAGATCATCATTGAGAAACCCGGAGCAGAGGCGTGGTTGAAGTGGGCTGCCAACATTATCCATCCACTTGTTAGAGCATGGGTAGACCAATACCCGTACTGCTTAGACTCCTACACCACCGGGCATATCAACGAGTTTAACTTTGATCCGTCCAAGCCACAGCAAAACGTAGTGTCTGGTAGAACCCTTGAGATACTCAGTCGCATTATGTACAGCCGAAAGGAGATCAATCACGAGGGTGCGTTCTATGCGGCGGTGTGTGGTGCCGTTGGTAACCCTGCAGATGAGAGCTTCCTTGCTTACGTAAAGCATCAAGATGAGCTGCCACCGTTCCAGTCTATTGTTGCTGACCCGTACAACGCAAAGCTTCCCACTTCAATGGGAGCAATAGCGGTGCTTGTGTATGGGATGGCAGACAAAATAACTGTAGACACGTGCGATGCCGTACTGCAGTACGCCTCACGTCTTGAGTCGGAATGGCAGGTGTTGCTTAACATCAACATATCCAAGAACCCGGCGGCTTGGAACATTGCGTCTCACAACAGGACATTCAACGAATGGCTTGCTGCTAATCAGGACTTACTATAATGGGTATGCCAACACTTACACCCACAGCGGATATTGCAACGGTACGTAGGTTCAAGCAGATACGACTGCGTGTCATGCGTAGTAAGCAATTCATGTCGCTCACGCCTGTGATGATGTACGGCAAGATAACTGTTAGTGACGACCTAGATACAGCCATGACTGATGGATGTGATGAGTGGTACGGCACAGAGTTTATCAAGGACCATCCAGATAAACAGGTGGCATTTGCAGCTGTACATGAGCCTATGCACAAGGCGGGTAGGCATCTCACTACCTATGTAAGGCTCAGTGCTATTGATGCCAAGCTAGCCAACAAAGCAATGGACTACTGGGGTAACAGCCGAATAAAAGCGGCGGACCCGAACGGAGAAATAGTGGAGTTCCCACGTAGGCCAGATGGCACGGTGTGGATTTGCTACAACCCGGAGTTTGATGGCTGGAGTATCAAGCGTATCTTCTACCACCTGCTAGAGCAGAAGCAAAAGAAGAAAGAAGGTGGTGGTGACACTGATGGTAACACTGGCGGTGACCCGGGTGACTCAGGTGACTCAGGTGATGACGATGGTGGCTTTGATGATCACGACTGGGAGGGTGCAGCTGCCCGCAGTGCCGAGGAAGAATCGACACTTGAAGGTGACATGAAGGAAGCCACTAGACGTGGGGAATACATAGCAAGGAAAGCAGGTGTAGGCTCCGCAGCAGAAGCCCTAGGGTTGAAGGAGTTGCTCACTCCCAAGATAGTCTGGCACAAGCAGATGGAAATCTTTATGACTTCTACCTGTGCAAGGCGGCAGCATAGCACCCGGCGCAAACCCAACCGTAGGTTCCTACACATGGACATCATCATGCCCACGTTGGAAGGGAAGGGGATACGTGAGGTTGTGTTTGCACGCGATTCATCCGGCTCCATGCACGGCACGCGGCTCAATCGTGCCACTAGTGAGGCACTCTCACTGGCTAAGACATTAGCTATTGAGAAGATTCACTTCATTGACTGGGACGGCGAAGTTGCAGGGAATGAGCACACTACATACAGCAGTGCTTCATTATCCAACGCGCCAGAACTTAAGAAGGCTAGAGGTGGAGGGGGCACGGACCCAAGCTGTGTATCCAGATACCTAATAGAGAATCGGATACGGCCACAGTGCGTGGTTATCTTTACCGATGGTGAGATAAATTCATGGGGCACGTGGACTGTGCCAGTGCTATGGGTAATCACTAACAACAAACCTATTACCGCCCCAGTAGGGCAAACAATCCAAGTGGAGGACTAAGCATGCATTTCATTATACGAGTTAAGGATAAGGAGTACGTGGTATCACCAGACGAGGCGAAAGCCATACTCGACATCATAGGTGGCAAGGAACACTACAAGTCTTGCTACCACTCAGCAGAGGAGGATAAACCCAGCTACTACACACACCATGTGTGGTGGGAAGGTGAGAGTGTAGTGGAGTCGTTGGACTACATATCAACGGCTACGTATCAAAAAAGTAAATTGCTAGGCAAACCTGAAAGTAACTATTAACCATTGGAGAACGACATGAGTATAGAAAATAGAGGTGTATTAATTGAGTTGAACATATCTACGTGGTCAGCCCAGAAGTTTGATAAGAAGGTAACTAACCAAGTCACTAGACAGGCTAACGCCAGTAGTAAGTCTGGGAAGTTCACTAAGAATCTGTTGGAGGGTTCGGACATAGCTAGAGCAATCGTGCTGCACGCAGGGCAGACACGTAACTGGCACGTGGCCCAAACATCACCTTGGGCTGACCGAGGGCCACGGTACTGCCCCACCACTTTGTACCTACCCAACTACACGGACGGTGTTAAAGAAAGGGAGACGCACTTCTGGGAGCTAGTCCATGTGCTAAAGGCAGACTATGGCGATGCTATAGAAACGGCACGCCATAACTTGGGTGTGATGTTTGATCCATCCGATTACCCGTCCATAGATGAAGTCATGGGCAAGTATGCGTTTGAAGTAGACGTAGACCCTGTACCTACAAGCGGTCACTTCGCGGTAGATATGCCCAAGGAAGAACTAGCAAAGCTAGCTGCTAAGACGGAGGCACGCGTAGACAGGAAGGTAAAGGCTGTGGTGCAGGATTCATGGGACAGACTGTTTTCCATGTGCTCAGACATGAGTAGTAAGTTGGCAAGCGGGAAGCGGTTCCACGATAGCTTTATCACCAACCCGGATGCGCTGTGCGATTTGCTAACGCACTTGAACGTAACCAAAGACCCTCAGATGGAGGCTGCAGCACAACAGCTAAGGGCTGCTCTAGCAGGTACTGACATTCAGGAATTGAAAAAATTCCCCGAGGTACGCAAAGAGCTTAAGGACAACATGGACTCAATCCTTAAGACATACAACCCTACGGCTGCTGCACCAAAAGAGATAGCGGTTCCACTTGTTGTGCCAGCAGTGCCCACCGAGCCATCACCCATCTATGTAAGTGACTGGTAGGAGTAGATTGCATGCAAGGTACAGAGTTTAAAGATGCTAAGGAAGCGAAGACGATAGCGCAGGACATGCGTGTGCAGCTGGAAATGGCTTTTGAGCCGGGCATACGCATGTTGCAGGAGTTTGCCCGGCTCCGCGATGAGTACATGGAAGCTAGCATGCCTTGTCTTATGCAGCAGTTGCGTAAGGCGGGGCAACCCTGCTCAGACATGGAGGAGCTAAGTAAAACCTATGCGTACTTGCCGGATTTGTACGACAAGTACAAAGTAATAGCAGAGGTACTAGGGGCGTGGCAGAGCAGACTTTGTGCGCCCGGCTATTGCTACTGTGTGCAGGAGCACAGGTATGTGTACACGGCAGTAAAGGCTGGGAATGCGGGGCACCCAATGCTTCGTGAAAAGACTGCACGCATATACCGCAAAGATTTTGTAGAGAAACTGGCCCCTGCCCCGGGCCAGAAAACGGTACTACCTAAGTGGATGCGCGTGAACATGGGCAAGTTAAAGCTTATGCCAGTCGGTCACTACGTAGGTGGAGCCGGGCTGCATGCAGCCAAAGATTTATTTTTTGTATACAGGTCAACTAAGCCAACAGGAGGATCACAATGAAGATGACAAAGATAAACTTACGCCTGCGTGACGACACACTAGCGTACTTCCGAGAGATGCCTAATCTTAGCAACGCAATACGCAAGGTGTTAGAAGGACACGTAACCCGGGTGCAGGCTAATGATGCAGCACAAGCAATAACCAACCAACAACGGTGGGGCGATATGCTTGCCGAGGAGGACGACGATGAGTAAAGAGATACCACTCGATTTACTTTTCTACTACATGGATGAGGAGGGGGAGACATGGGCATATCAGCTAGTGCCCGACCCCCCTGCTGCACTCTACTGGAAACCCAGTAGTTATCCGCTGAAGCTTACTGATATTAAAATAGTCACTAAGTGTTCGGCCCAAGAACGTAAACAACTCAAACGATTAATACTTAGAGACATACAGGAGAACGACAAATGAATAAAGACCGAGTAATGATTGAGTTGGACGAGTACCTGCTTACGCAGGAGGAAGACTACATAGACCCAGCCGAGCGCAAACGCGAGATGGCAGAACGTGCAGCAGACGAAGCTATGTCAACGTGGGAGGAAAAACTCCCCAACGCATAACAATGTTATACCTCCGGGAGCATTATGCCTCCCTACCTAACCCCGCCGAGTGCGGGGTTTTTTTGTTCTTTACAAAGTCAAACCAGTAGTCTATTGTTGTGGCATGGCCTTAACCCCCGAAAAGAAAGTTAAGAATAAAGTAGTCCAAATCCTACGGAGGATGGGCGCGTATTATTTTTTCCCGGCTACCTATGGCATGGGACGTAGTGGGGTGCCAGATGTAATTGTTTGCTACCAAGGTAGATTTATTGGTATTGAATGCAAGGCAGGAAAGAACCAACCCACCCCGTTGCAGCTACGGGAGCTGGGAGCTATCGAAACAGCGGGGGGTATCCCCCTCGTAATCAGAGAGACTAATATGGATGAGCTTACAGATGCTTTGCTCAAGGCAGTGGGCGTATGAGTCAAGGACTAAAGCTTTTAATGCTGCGGATGGATAGCCACCCGGAGGAATTTGAAATCAACCTAGGCCATCTAGCACAGAGCGAGTGGGATAAGACTCCCTCGGCAATTAACAGTACTGGACCGGGTAAGTTTAAGGGTGTTGATGTAGTCATAACAAACCCCCAGCTTCGCTGGCGTTGGGCCATAGCGTTGCTAATCAATCAAGAACCACCTGCAGGCCTGCTACCACCAGAGCAAGTGCGATTGTTCCGGGAGAAGTATTGGGCGTTGCAGGAAAAAGCTTTTTCTAAACGTATAGTATCCTGTCTCATGGATGGCGCAGAGGCTATCCATGATAGTTCTTCTAGCTAGCTATACGAACTACTTCACTTGGCGTAACCACAAAACTAAAAAGTTTATTATGACCCTACTGTGCATTGATTTTGAAACTTACTATAGCACTAGCTATAGCCTCACTAAATGGACTACCGAAGCCTACGTTCGGGCACGCAAGTTCCAAGTCATTGGCGTGTCAGTACAAGAGGACGAGGGTAAACCCAAATGGTTTAGTGGTTCTAAGGAACAAACCCGCGTGTTCCTAGAGCAATACGACTGGGCTAATGCAACAGCAGTTGCCCACAATGCCATGTTTGATATGGCAATCCTGAGTTGGGTGTTCAACATCAAGCCTCGTAAGATTATAGATACACTAGCTATGTCAAGAGCAATACATTCTGTTGAGGTGGGGCATAGTCTGGCAGCCCTGTCTGAATATTATAAGCTGGGTGTAAAAGGTACTGAGGTGCACAATGCCAAAGGCAAACGGCGTGCAGATTTTTCAGCCGCAGAGCTGGCAGCGTATGGGGGTTACTGCATACAAGACACAGCCCTGACGTACAAACTGTTTAAGAAACTAGGGCAGGACTTCCCTGTGTTTGAGCTGGACCTAATTGATCTCACAACACGTATGTTCACGGAGCCAAAGTTAGTGCTGGATGTGGGCATACTGCAAGCGCACCTGCAGGACATAAAAGAAACAAAAGAAGCGCTGATGGCTAAGATACGCCACGACAAGAAACAGCTCACCAGTAACAATCAATTTGCGGAACTGCTGAAAAGTTACGGGGTTGTGCCCCCGGTTAAAACAAGTTTACGCACAGGCAAAGAAACGTTCGCGTTCGCTAAGACAGATCAAGAATTCAAGGACATGCAAGACCACGCTAACCCGGAAGTACAAGCGCTAGTAGCTGCACGGCTGGGTGTAAGGTCAACGATTGAGGAGAAGCGAACCCAACGCTTTATAGACATTGCATCGCGTGGGGCACTGCCTATCCCCCTGCGGTACTACGCTGCCCATACAGGCAGATGGGGCGGCACAGACAAGATCAATATGCAGAACTTACCACGGGGGTCGAAGCTGAAGTACGCTCTGTGTGCGCCTGCCGGGTACACGTTCATAGACTGTGACCTATCCCAGATAGAAGCAAGGATGCTGGCATGGTTGGCGGAGCAAGAGGATTTGTTAGAAGCGTTTAGTGCGGGGGAGGATGTGTACAAAATTATGGCTGCTTCCATATACTCAAAAGCACCCGATACTATAACGCCTGAAGAACGGTTCGTAGGTAAGCAAACAATCCTTGGGTGTGGCTACGGCATGGGGTCTGTACGGTTCCAGAGCCAGCTAAAGAATTTTGGAGTAGAGTTAGATGAGGATGAATGCGCCCGTATTATCCAAGTGTATAGATCAACTTACTCAGATATTCCGGGGCTGTGGCGCAGTGCAAACAAGGCGCTCGATGCTATAAAAGCAGATGAAGTGGGTAGCTTGGGCTGCGGTGGCGTACTTATTATTGAGGGGAATAAAGGTGTACGTTTGCCTAACGGGCTGCATGTTAAATACCCTAACTTAAGAACTGAAGTAGATGAAGATGGTAATGTTGAAACTGTGTATGATTTTAGGGAGGGGCGATCAGTTAGGCCTAGCCGCATATACGGAGGCAAGCTTATTGAAAATGTGTGCCAAGCATTGGCACGTATTGTTATAGGTGAGCAACTGCTTAAAGTGTCGGAGAGATACAAAGTGGTGATGACTGTGCATGATGCCATTGGCTGCATAGTACCCACGAGCGAGGTAGAACAGGGCATGCGTTACGTTGAAGACTGCATGAAGGTGCAGCCCGCATGGGCACTGGATTTACCGTTAGATTGTGAGGGCGGGTATGGACCTTCTTATGGAGCTTGCTCTGCCTCTACTAAGTCCCCAGCGGGCGGTGGGATATAACACCCGCAATGTGCAGTAGCTGCCTTTTGTTTCTTTGCATAGAGAGTATGGTTTCTTTATGCAACGTTCTCCACTTGGCTATGAGCATGTCGGATAAGCCCCGTTACGGTTAGTCGTGTTAGTAGTGTGGAAGAGTCCTAAATAGGTGGGGTTAATAAGCATTACAAGCACGCAAAGAAAATGTTTAACACTTAGAGGTATAAAGGAGACACACTAATGAGTAAGAAACTAAGCCAAGCAGAGTTACAGAAAATTTGGGACAC